GAAGATATTGTTTGAAGATATAATAACCAGCGGAATAGTTAAGGTTGATAAACATTCTTGTTTAAACACAGGAAGTGGGCGTGGTGGTAGTCAAGATAGTCTAATCCACAGAAACAACACAACTGGAATGATTACTTTAATATATGAAAACAAAACTCCTTGTGTTAGGACTGTAAATAAGATTGAAATGTGTAGGCTGCAGGGTTTTAAAGATAATTGGTGTGATATATTGACAAGAACACAAGCAGGAAGTTTATTAGGAGATGGGTGGACATTACCAGTAATAGAACATATTTTCAGTTACATAGAAAAGTAGTGGTTGAAATAAATAGCTGAATTAATTAAGTTATTAGTTCGGCAGAAAGGAGTAAGTAAGTGTTATGGCTAGAAATAGAATATTAAAAAAAGAGTTTTGGTGTGATGAGAAGATTATTGAATTATTATACATTGAACGATTATTATTCTTAGGAATGACCAACTTTGCAGATGATAAGGGGATTCAGTTATACTCTCCAAAGGGATTAAAGGCAAAGATATTTCCTGCTGATGATTTAAGTGCAAATGCGATTGAAAATGGACTAACTAAAATGGAAGAACTAGGGTTAATTGAGTTTGGTAATGATAATACATTGATTAGGATCAAGAATTGGGATTTACATCAGAAAATCAATAGGCCATACCCATCTAAGTTTGATTTTATAGAGGAGAACAATGATGATTCAATGAACAATCACGGAACGTTCCATGAACATTCATCCCCTAATAATAAGAATAAGAAGAAGAATAATAATAAAAAGAAAAAGAAAAAGAAATACAATAATGAATTTTGTGTGTGGTATGATATTTATCCTAAAAAAATCGCAAAGCCAAAAGCTGAGATCAGTTTCAATGTTATGATGAACAGCTATTCTTTAGGGGAAATAATGGATGGGACTACATTGTGGGTGGAATACTGGGAGAACTCACATACGGAAAAGAGATACATTCCACATCCTGCTACTTTCTTAAATCAAGAGAGGTTTATGGACACTCCTGATGAACTAGAGTCAGAGGTTGTTTATTCTTTAGANAGCACAGGAAACTTTTACATAGGATATTGTTCTAATCCAAAATGTAAACAGAGTGCGTTCTATCGAAAAGAAGAACTTTCACAGGATTCAAAATGCTGCAGGGCCAAGATATTACCTAGCAGAGATGTAAATGAAATACAAGATATAAATGCAGAAGCATAAAAAAATAGAGCAGTCCTACTTTCCCTATCCCCCAACGTCTAACCAACTTCAGGGGGTTTCTTGCATACTTAATGCACACTTACTTGCCGATTGTGGGGCTGCTTTAGTATTAGGTAAACTGATGTTTCCTAAGTCGAAAAGGAGAAGGGTGGGCTAATATAAGTCCACCTAGACCCATGAGTAGAATTGATAAATTTAAAAACCAACGAGCAGTAACCATCAGTCATCGATACAAGAAAAGATTGGTGGATGGTGGTAAGATATGTCCAACGTGCAACAAGGTCAGGGAATTAGATGATTATTACAGACATCAAACATATTGCAAGAAATGTAAAAGTAGGATGGGGAAGGAAAGAAGAAAGAAACAAAAATTTAAATTATGGTAAGGATAGAGCATGGCTATACAAAAAAAACATTATTGGACTGACAAGGACGGAAAAGACCACGTTATAGAGTATATGGACGACTATTATTTAATAAATTGTATTACTCTTATAGAAAATCTAGAAAAAAACAAAGAAGGATACAGAGTACCTCCAGTTTATTATAGCTTAATAGATGAATATAACCAAAGAGTAAAAAAATAATTGATTAAGTTCTTGGTCAAGACAAGGCCCAAACCACAACAAAGACATCGTAGTAGAGGTGGAAGATTCCAGTATGATCCATCAGCGAAAGACAAGAAAGACTTTCTATTACAATGTAAGCAGTTCGCACCAAAGACACCTACCCTAAGAAATATAGAAATGGAATTGACATTCTGTTATAAACGACCAAAAAACCATTTCAGAAGTAAAAACAAAAAACTAATACTTAAAGAAGATTCCCCATTATATAAAGGCAGTAAAGCAGATATAGATAATTTGGCTAAATTCTATATAGATTCTATGAATGGAGTGTTCTATAAAGACGATGCTCAGATAGTATCATTAAGTGCAAATAAAGTGTGGGGAAGTGAAGATTATATCTACTGTAAAATATCGTATACAAAAAAATAAGTAAAATTAAAAGAATAATCTTTTTATATTTGGATTATGGATAAGACCAAAAAAGACACAAAAGACAATGTACAGTCCGTACAAAAAACAGACAAAAAGAAAAAAGACTTCTTAGTTTCACTTAAAAAGAACAATGGAAATATATCAGAAGCGTGTATTGCTGCAAACATTGGAAGGCAAACATATTATGACTGGATTGAGAAAGATGAGGTATTTAGACAGGACTCCAACGATGCACAAGAATCATTGATTGATTTAGTAGAATCTAAGTTGTTGGAGAACATAGAAGATAACGACAATACGTCTATAATTTTCTTTCTAAAGACTAAGGGTAAGAAAAGAGGGTACATTGAAAAGCAGGAAATCGAGCATATCCGTCCAATTTCAGAAATAGAGTTCGATGAAGGGTTTTAAAATGACACTTCATAAGGATAAGTATCTTCCCCACCAATGGGATTTCCTAACCACTAATACAAAACATCCAGAGAAAAAAATATCAGCACTTGTCGGTGGATATGGCTGCGGGAAAACGTGGGTCTTTACAAGGAAATGTCTATTTAATTTGATAATGAAGAAGAACGATGAGGGGCTCTCAAATGGGTGGGTCATCTATCCAACGTATGATCTAGCGAATGAATTGTTCGTTGAACCAATGAAAAACTTGCTAGAAGAAAACGGAATCCATTACACATACAATGTACAGAACCATAGATTCATTACTCCTTATGGGAATATGAAGATATACCAGTTACAAAAGAGTGAGAACATTGTGGGCTCCTCTCTGAGTTGGATTGGATTTGATGAGTTCGATGTGGGTAATTATCGTCAGACAGATTTAGCATATAAAAAAGCATTAGGGCGTATGAGAGGTAGCGAGGATTGTGAGATATTTATCGTCACAAGTCCCGAAGGATTCCACAAGACTTATGAGGTCATGGTAGAGGATTACAATGATAGTAAGTATTTAGTTCATGGAAAGACAACAGACAACCCATATCTTCCTAAAGGTTATATTAAACTACTAGAAGATAACTACGATAAGACGATGCTGAAGGCATATCGTGATGGTCAATTCGTGAACATCTCGGCACTATCGGCATATTATTCTTTTGATAGGAGCAAGAATGTACAAGACTGCGAATACGACAGAACACAGCCAATCCACTTGGGACTCGACTTTAACGTATCGCCCTTTGTTGGAGTTCTATCACACATTTACCACGACAAGCCCCAAATCAGGGTCTTTGACACAATCACTCTCGAACATCAGGGTAGTGGGGATTTGCTCACACAAAGGATGTGCGACACAATCAAAGCGAAACACCCACAAGCAAAGTGTATAATATATCCTGATGCGAGTTCTATGCAGAGGGCAACTAACGCTGCTCACTCAGATTTAGATATAATTAAAATGAACGGATTTGAAGTCAAACTAAGGAAAACAAATCCTTTAGTAATTGACAGACTAAATAGTGTAAACGCTCAGTTGGAGGGAAATATGATTATCAGTCCTAAGTGTAAAGTATTAATTCAGGACTTAGAGAAAGTAACCAACAAGAGAGGTAGTAGAGTAGAACTGGATAAGAGTAACCATAATTTGACCCACGCTACGGATGCGTTGGGGTATATGGTTCATTGGAACTTCCCCATTACCCGCCCAACATTAGGAGCAATAGAACGATGATACCGAACATAGGAGCATTATTAGTCCAACAGAGTAAGTATGATGCGCAGCAGAACGCTAAGAATCAATGGCGTAAAAGAAGATTAGTTGCTAGGGATTTCTACAATGGATATACAGAAAGCTACACCCACAAATATTTTAGTAAGAAGCTATTATCAAAGATACCAGTAGCTAATGTGAACATCACTAAGCGTATCATAGATAGAATCAGTCTAGTGTATATGAAACCACCCAAGAGAGAATACTCTAATGAGAACTTTCCTACGTTATTGCATGGGAAAGAATCTAAGATGCAGAGAGCAGAGAGGATGACGAATCTTTTAGAGCATATCCTAATAAAGCCTACTTGGAGAAATGGTGTTCTTGATTATGACCTTATAATGGACTTTGAAGCAATGTTCGGCGATGANCCANTNNGACCTANNGGATANACATANCCNCTATCTATCAAAGCATCTGTAATGGATGACACGCCTGAACTAACTGCTTACTGGGATGAAGAAAACACATTTGTATTTGATGCTAATGGTAAGATACAAGATGACCCTGATAACCCTGACCACATCAATCCGTATGGTGTCCTTCCATTTGTAGAATGTTTTAAGAATGGTAGACCTGAGTATTCCTATATAGACACATCTCCTGCTATGGATATTGTCGCTACAAACTTAGAAGTGAATGTCTCGGAATGTAATAGTAACGCTAACACCATGTTCCAGTCGTTTGGATATATGTATGTAAATGGAAGCCAAGTAGAGAAGGATTCACTAGAGGTTGGTCAGGATAAAATTTCGTTTCTCGGCATAGACGGGACTATGAACATCGTTTCTCCACCGAATACAGTAGATGCTCTCGCAAGTTCAATCGAACATTCCTATAAACTCCTCGC